CAAAGATAATAACGAAGCTACAGCTTTTAAGATCGATGAAAAAGAAGCCCTTGCTATCATAAGTCGAAATGATTATTACAAGGGAACTCCAACTGTAGATAATGAACATCCCAATATTGGATTAAGATTTTTAATGCCTATTAGTATCAGTGAGTTATCCATTAATGATCTTCCAAAGGATCAGATTTTGTCAACGACAAAGCTGTTAAAGGAAGCCGAGATGATAGGGTTTACGGTCTCAGAGTATCCCCTGACTCTATATTCTTCTTCTATCTTTGGGCGAATGCGAAGGCTGAATAATTCAGAGCTTGTAATTGGTTATCCTATGTATGGCAGTACTAGTGATCCTTTATCGAAAAGATTAGACTCTCTTCGCAAGACCAGAGACATGCTTATATCTTTTACGAAGAATGCCGAAGAATTCATACAGCGCAACGCTCCTTCTGAGGTGTATCAAGATGAGAAAGACGATTTTGAACGTCTTACTATACTACGCACGCAATATTTTGGACGACATTTGAATCTACCAGCTTCAGTCGATGAACCTAATCAAAAATATCCTAAAAGACTGTTTGAGATAATGGAGATCATAGCGAAGCATTATGCTAGCTTGGCTAATAATGTCTTTAGAAATAGAGATGAAGCTATTAGGTCACTGATCGATGCTAGAGAGACAGCTGTTGGTATGCCATCCGGTGGCACTGGAGGAATCGATGAGTTAGGGTACGATTATCACCAGAAGAGGGTAATTACTTTACTCGATACTCCAACTCCCGATTATGACATGCTACCTAGTGACTATCTTGCTGAACTATATAGATGGGGCGAAGAGCTGGGATTACCTAATGGCTCTATGACACTTGCTTCGCTAATTACATTTAGACAAGGAGCAAAAGGACATAAGCCACAACCATTGTGGTATCATAACGGTTCTGAATTTGTCGCAACAAAAGAAGCGTATTCTTGGGAGTCCAACCAAAGGCTGACATATCCAGCTTCTTTCGTTGTGAATTTTATTCTGGGACCAATCACTGCATATATGAAGGCCGCTCAGAAAAGGAAATTAGGAATGTATCACACACCAGAATTCGCTATGCGCTACGTTCCCCAACTTCAGAAACAGGGACCTTATAGTTATGAGTCGGATTTTTCAACATACGATAAAACTATGGGTAATAGTCTAATGGTTGCTGCAATGCGTATGTTGGGAAAATACTCAAAATTTTCATGGGAGTTTGAATTTGCTGCTGACTATTTGCAAACGACAGGAGCAATTTTTCCTTCATTTCATCAACCTAGTGTTGAATCAGTGACTTATTTTGAAGGTGGCGTTTCATTACTGTCAGGTTGGATCTTTACTTCAGCACTTGGCACGTTCATTTCGATGGCTGCGAATTTATATTGCTTAGAGCAACAGTTTCCTACAATTGTAAATGACTGGCTTAACAATAAATTCATTGCATTAGTTCAGTCTGATGATTATCTGTTTACATCTCCAAAGAAACTTGATGAGGAGATGTATGCAGAGCGAATGAGTACTTGCCATCTTAAGACTAAGTTAAAGCCGGGGATGATGTTTCTTAAGAAATTGCTACCTGTAGGTCCACTAAAGGATATGAAAGGGCCTATCAATGGAGTACCACTGATATCACGACAACCGCAACAAACCTTTTTCAATGAAGCCGATTACACAGGTAAGCCAGATGCGATAATGCGCTTAGCGTTAATGTCGCGCATCGAGGGATTAAATTACCATCCATATTATGTTAAACATGT